TGTGGTGGTTGGCAGGGCTCACGCCCGCAGGCTTTCGGAAAACAGATCGTTTTGCGGCGGGGGCTCGCTCTCGGCGCGCGATGTGCACATCTGCGCTTCGATTCGCGCTGTTGCTATGCGTAGGTAGTCCGCCTCTCGCTCAATGCCGATGAAGGCGAAGCCCTCGCGCACAGCAGCCTTGCCGGTGGAGCCGCTGCCCATGAATGGGTCCAGCACGGCACCGCCCGGTGGCGTCACCAGGCGGCATAGGTAGGCCATCAGGTCGGTGGGCTTGACTGTGGGGTGGGTGTTGGCGCGCTTGGTCTTTCCGCGCTGGTATGCGTTGTCAGCAACAACCGCACGTCCGTCGCTCGTGGTCGCGGGTGTGAAGTTGTCCAGCCCCTCATTCCGGTCCGCCTTACTCGTCTTGGCGCAGTAGAAGAATCGGGCGGCGCTGGTGTCAGATTCGATACGGGCGAGGGCGTCGTGCGCTGGAGCCATGTCGCCATAGATGCCGTTGCCCCTGGATTTCGTGTGCCCGGTAAGGTCGCCCTGTTGCCCTTTGGCCTGCGGGAAGGTTGCTCGCACCTCGTCACTGCCGTCGTGGATCAGGTTGGCAGGCCAGCGGCCGGGCGGCGTGTCCGGTGGCTTGTCGCCCATCTGGTATGTGCCGGGGCGATAGCCTGCCTCGGCCAGTGCCGCGTTGCGCCGATCAACCCCGCTTGGCGTGCTGTTCTGGAAGTCGCCAACCCTGCATCCGTCGATATTCAGCGCGCCCGTGCCCTGTGCCCGCACGTTCGCCGCCACGGTGCCGACGAGCGGCTTGCGCGCCATGGTGATCGGCTCCAGGGCTGGTTTTAGGGCGGTGCCCCAGCCTTGCCACTCATGGCCTTCGTCCGTCGCTGGCGTGTCGCGCTTTACTGATGGGCCAACATCACCAGATCCAACAAACCCGGCATGCCCGTTCTGTGTCTTCTCGCGGATGGTTGCCTCGCCGGGCCGCGTCTCATTCACCTCGCGTAGCGCCAGGCTATCCGAGCGCCCATTGGTGATGTGCCCGTCGACCGCCTTGCTGACATTCAGCGACTTGGGAAACCCCGAACCGTACACCCAGGCAATCATGTCGCGGATTTCAAACCCCGCATCCTCAATGCGCACAGCCATGCGGTGCTGGGTGCGAGTACCGGCAAACGCCAGCAGATGCCCGCCGGGCTTGAGCACGCGCAGGCACTCGGCCCAAATTTCCACGCTGGGCACGTCGTAGTCCCATTTTTTGCCCATGAATGACAGGCCGTAGGGCGGGTCTGTAACGATGCTGTCCACGCTGTTGCTGGGCATCGCGCGCATTACTTCTAGGCAGTCGCCGTGGTGCAGTTGCAATGTGTTCATGCTGATGGGCGCAAAAAAGCCACCTCGTCGGGTGGCTGGGTTGTTGGTGGCCTACTCGCTGCACTGCACGCGGGCGGTGCCCGTCTTTGGCAGCATCTGCTTTCGGCCGTAATGGGTCAGGCGGCGGCCTTGGACTGCACGGCCTCAATGTGCCGGACAAGGGCGGCCAGGATCAGTGTGAAGTCGGCCTCGTGGTAGAGCTTGCTGGCGCGATCCGTGGCGGCTGGCTCAAAGCCAAGGCCCTTGAGAAAGTCGGCCGTCAGGGTGAACCCCAGCCGTTCGGCAATCTGGCCCAGCTTGAGGGTCGGCGTGCCGGTGCGCTCGGCGGGTTCCGGATCGTCGCGCAGCAGCGAGATGATGTAGGCCGTTGGCGTTGCTGCCACTGGCAGGACGGCGCCGTGCGGCACTTCGGCATCCACAACATCATCAACTTTGATAGCTGCTTGCGCTTGCTTGGTAAGCGCTGCGGCCTGATTTCGTTCATTTTCTTCGGCGGCCCGCTGGCGGGCCAGTTCTGCCTGTGTCTGGGCGGCCGTTTCGCGTTGCAGCTTTGCCAGTTCTTCAAACCGGATGCGCTCGCGCTCGGCTTCCAGGCGCTGGGCCTCGGCTGCCTCATGCTCGGCAATCCGCGACTTCACCAGTATGGTCAGGTCGTCTGGTTGCTTGAGCACGATGGTGGCCGTGTCGGCAAACAAGAAGGCATGTGCGCTGGCCAGCTCGCGCAAGGTGTTCAGGTTGACCTGAATTCGGTCGGCTACCTCGTTGGCTGCGATCTTGCACCGCGCCAGCTCGTCGTTCACGGCGCCGCGCAGGCTGTCCACTGTTCGCTTGCCCTTCACCACGCCACCGAAGTCGGCGGGCACCTGCGGCATGTAGGGCTTGCCAAGGCGGGTGTTCAGGCTTGCGATGTGATCGCGCAGCGCAGCAACCCCACCAGCCACAATCTCGCCCCGGATCTGCTCTTTGCGGGCGGTCACCAGCTTCTCGGTGGCCAGCCGTGTGGCGCGGGCCAGCTCCTTGAGGTCGCGCACCTGGCGGCGCATGGCCTCGAAGTCAACCATTTCTCCAAGGGCGGCATCTTCTCCGGCAGTCAGGGCGTCCTCTGCTCTCTTGAGTGCCTTGCAGGCGGCATCCGCTGTCGCAAATTCCTGGTCGGTGTCGGGCTTGGATGGGATGCGCTCGATGAATGATCGAAGCGCAGCGGCGAAGTCTGGCAAATTTGACACCACGGCCAGCTTGCCATCTAGGCGCACGGACACGGCTGGCAGGCTTTCCATGGGCTCGGCCACCACAGGGACGGGCTTTGGCTCTGGCGGGACATAGGCAGCAACATCCTTGTGAAACTGCTCCCATCCAGCCAGGATGCGGGCGCGCAGTTCTTCGTTTGGCATGTACCAGCAGTGGAGCACATCGATAAGCTGGTCATCGCTGTCCCAAACGCTGGCCATGAACAGGATGCGCTCGCAACCAGACACAGCGCACTGCTGTTCCAGCTGTATCTGGTACTCCATGGGCAGGTCGTCCCCGGTGCAGCCTGGCACCTCCAGCACGGCGCAAAGACGCTTATTAAGGGTCTTGTGTTCCCAGGCTACATCCTCAAGAAGCGTCAGACCGTCGAAGCTGGCCGACAGGCGCGAACAATCCATGGAGCCGGTGCAGGGGTACAGATCCTCGCCAATGATGGCTTCGGCCAGTGGTCGGGCCAGGGCCTCGAAGCGGTGGCCTGCATCGAAACGGCGCTGGGTGGCGGCATCAACCTCGGGCACGATGCCAGTGGCGCGCTCGGCCAGCAGCTGCTCGCGGGTCTTGTAGCTGCTGCAGCCCATGACTGCAGGGGCGTCACTGGCATTGTCGTGCGTTGCACGGTAGGCATGCCACTCGGCTGAACCTTGAATGAGATTGTGCGTGATCAAGGTGTTTCTCCTGTTATGCGGCTTCCAGCGCGAACTGGCGCTGCTCGAAAAAGTCAGTGAGCCGGGCGCGCGCTTCGGGGTCTGCCACTTCTCCGATCAGGTCGGCGGCCTCATACAGCGCATCCAGCGTTGCGGCGGCGTGCAATTGGTTGCCCACGGTCTTTTCGAGCATCTCCTGTGGTTCGCCCTTGGGCTGCACATCGGTCACGGCCTCGGCCTGCTGCGCGGGCTGTGGCGCTGGCTGCTCGGCAGGCGCGCGAATGGCGGCCTCCTGCTCGGACGTCAGCGTGCCAATCGTGCAAGCCTTGGCAATCACAGAATCCGCCGTGGCCTTGCCTGCGGCGATGGCTGCGCGCCACTTCGGAAGGTTCATGCCAAATCGCTCAACAGGGAACATGGCAGGGCCCAACTTTGCAGCAGGCTCTACGCGCTCTACCTCGCCCATGTGGCGCTCGGTGGGCATGTCCTGCACTTCCTCGGCCACCGGCATGCCGCGCAGCACATCCGGGAACACGTCGCGCAGCGCGAAGGCCCGTGCGCGCATCTGGCGCATTCGCTTTGGGTACTGCGTCCATGGGCCTTGCTTTCCAGCCAGCCCGGCCTGCTTGGCGTCGTCCATACTGAACTTCACCACCTGCTCGGGCTCGCCCCGGCGCTTGGCGCGGCAGGTTGCTGTGTGGCCGTCGTCCGACTCCTGCACGTACTCGCACAGCGGGCTGCTGCGCACCAGGGCGATCACGGCATCACCCCACAGCGCGGCGCGGCCGTTGACAACAGCGATGTTGGACAGGGCCTGTAGGGGTTTCAGGCCCAACTCGGAGCCCCATTGAATCGCAATGAGGCAGTTTCCGGGTTTGCCCCGGAAGTCCTTGGGCACCAGGTCGGACTCGGCCAGCATGTTGCTGAACGTCATGGCTTGTTCGAAGGTTTGCGGGCTCAGGTCGAAGCCCATGCCACGCGGGGCCAGGGCGGCGCCCTCGGTTTTGGTAACGGCGTTCATAAATTCCTCAATTCGTGGTTGCTGTAAATAGTCTTGATGGGCTGCTTCGCCCGCGATGGATTGCCCAAGTGCCAGTCGCCGCAGACCGCGCAGCGGTACATGCCCATGGCCTTGTCGTGGGACTTGCTGGAGCGACTGCGGGCCTTGGCTGCCAGGTCG